CACGCTGATGTAGTGCGTGTACGCGCCGGTGGTTCCCGAAACGTCGTCGCTACCGAGGATGCCGCCGACCATGTATCCGATCGTGTCGGTGTACACGTCGCCACCGAAATCAAACTCGGAATAGATCGGGCCTTGAATGGTGCCGTATTCCTTCACCATCGAACCGCGAAGACCGAGGTCGTCAAGATATTTGATGTTGTCGAACGGGGTAACAGTGGTGACCGGAATGAACCCGGTGGGCGCCTCAAACCCGTTGCCACCCGGTTGGGATTGACCAGTGAGCGCAATCCCTAGAAAGGATCTGGATTTTGCGATAGCCATCATGCACCAGCTTTCGTCGTGTCAGCCGCCGCAGCGGGCGCCGCAGGCGCGGCGGGAGGCGTCACAGGAACCGCAGCAGCCTTCACAGGTTTCGCTTCAGGCGCATTGTCAGGAATCTCAACATCCTGACCGGCTTTCCCCCACAACTTGAGCGACGGGAAATACCTGTCGTTGTAACAATGAAACTTCATGTGGTCAACACCTCCGACACTTCAAATCTAACACACCCCCAAATCTCGGTAGAACCGTCCTGCAACACACGCGGTTCACCATAAACACCATCCAACTGGCGTTCCCCAGACTCAAAAATGATTGGGAACTGGCCAAGACGACGATCCGAACGCAACCGGTCTTTTACCGCATCCACAACCGCATCAAAATCGTCCATAGCCCGCTCAGACAACTGGTGGATTGAATGCGAAAAGATTTGCAACTCGACCGTGTAATGCACCCATTTCTTACCGGAATGTTCCCCACCGAAAGCGATACGTTCCTCACGTTCACCAACAATATGAACAATCCCAATCGCACCCGACTGTGTCCCCGCAGGCTGCCCGTAACGAAACCAGCCGCCCTCCACACGTTTCGGAAAAGACGTAAACACCCGGTTCAAACCCGGCACCTTCGGCGGCTCCAGAAACACTGTCACCGCTTCACGAATCGACGCCCTCGACATTTAGCGCACCCGACGGTACGGTTTCAACAACTCCAACGCCATTGAATAGTCATCCGCCACCGCAGGATTCCTTGAGATGGACGCCGGCGTCAACTGTGACATGACCACCGCAGCGTTCCCTCGAGATTTCAAGATGACGTTTGTCAGATAAATGACAGCGAGTTTCACTGCCGGTGGAAGCGCCGAAACCGACACCCCGGGACTGTGCGCGTTCACGGTCGGTGTCGCAAGGATGACGTTCCCAGGGCCCGAAGCAGGGACATGGGTTTGGTCAACGGTAAGGATTTCAGTGTGTTCCCCGTCGAACATGGTGAACCGGAGGCCTGGGACGAACCCGGTCAGGTCAGACACCGGAAGGTTCGTGACCGCGACAGCCGTATCGGCAGTCGACAAAGCGTTCGCATACCCGTTCACATAAGTGATCGACACGAACTGTTCCGCGTACGGCTGATAGTTCCGGTTGAACTGGATCTGCCCAAGAAACGCAGCGTTCCCTGCCACCAACGGGAACGTGACCGCCATCTGTTCAATCCACGCAGTAGACGGATCCAAACCTTGCAACTTTTGCGGATTGGAACCGAACGCCGCATCTTGCACCGCAACAATCGGCCAGAACCGTGGATGCAAACGCAGAAACCCATCACGAGACGCCCTACACCTGAACGTCTCAGTGTCCACCGTCGCTGACAGCACCTGGCCGCACAGGCCGTCCGCCCAAGACGACGACCGAGCCAACGTGTTCCCCAGCTCGACCTCGTTCAACGCGTACGTTCCACCACCCACAAGATCGTCGATATCGACCGCTGTAGGCGCCTGACGGTACTCGTCATTTGTCACATACGGGTGAGAACCGAGCGGTGAAATAGACGTCACATATTGGGTCACCGCACGCTCCTTCCCGTCACAAATCTACATGGTCGCCTTTCACGGTGTTTTCCGACCCGCATTTGCAACGACGGAAATAGCCGTGATGGTGACAATCTTGACAAATCCATCCTGCGGAACGCGCAAACCCGCCAAGTGACGGGCGGACATATCCCGCTTTCAACAACAATTTCGCGTCGTCATCACGAACATGAACCGTGCCGTCTTTCTGCATCTTGTAGATGCGTCCGGTGCGACCCACTTCGGTTTCGATGACAGCCTTATCCGGGGGGACGAGACGTTGCATGATTGCTCCCATCGTGAGAGTGATGGGCGCCGGGCCGGATGGGGCAACCCGACGCCCACCACATCTGTCAGGTCTAGGCGGCGACGATGCCGGTGATTGACCCGTTCCAGGCAGGGGCGTAGCACACGAAAGTGCCGTACCAGTAGCTGGAAGTCTCGTAGGTGAACTGAGTCACCGGCCAGTTGATACCGGTGTAGTCCTGCACGTTGACGACGGACCAGACGTTGCTGACCTGGCTGTCCGGGACCGGCAGCGTGTAGGACAGGATCGCAGCGTTGCCTTGGGGCATCCACGGGTGGACGGTCATCGGGACAACCTTGCCGGTGATCTGGTTCTGGATTGCGGTGATCACATCGCCGATCACCGTGTTTCCAGTCTCGTCCTGCGAAATGTTCAACCGGTAGTTGTTGCTGCTCGAAGTCTTGAGCAGTTCCGACAACTGGTTGCGGTCCAAACCGTTGAACAGCAGCTCGTCCGGGTCGGCCTTCACCGACTTGTACAGGCTGTAGAACGCGGTCTGGAACTCGTGACCGGGAGCCGACGTGAACTTCGAGTTCAACACGTTCTTGTAACCGGCGTTCGCACCAGTCACAACAGCCATGATGCCGTCGTACCCGTTCGCGTAAGCGCTGGTATCAGCCGACGTGTAGGTGTCAGCATGGGCACCGGTCGTAGCCAACGTCCCCTGAAGAGTGAACGTGAGCGAACCGGTCGTCCCCTGGTAGTAGCAGGACGACGAAGCGACAGCCGACGCACCATGCGCCGCGTACACCCGGTAACCGAGAGCGCCCGACACCGCACCAACCGTCACATCCACAACCTGGCCCGAAGTCAGGTTGGAACCGCTAACGGTTTGAGCGGAAATCACCGACTGGCCGAAATCGCCGGCGTCAGCAGTGACGTAGACGGTGACCTTGTCGCTGAGCCCGAGGGCGGTTTCGCCGGTCGCAGCAGTACGGGCGGTCAACGTGACCGTGGACGGCGCGGCAAGCGCACCGGAGAACCCGCTGGCAGTGCCACGGCCCATGAGGAGCATCCGCTCTTCCATCAGCATCGAGGAGTAGAGCAGCGTCTGGGCGGACAGGGCACGAATGTCCTGATAGCCCTGACCGGCGTACTGTGCCTGCCACGACACCTCGTCGCTGAGTCCAAACTGCGAGTAGGGGACGAGCTGGTCGTCACCGGCATACTGGATCTTCGAGCCGCGGTGCAGGTACAGGCTGTTGCTCGCCCCGCTCAAAGCGAAGTTGTTCTGCGTCAGTTCGCCGATGCCTGGGTGGATCGATCCGACACCACCGGTACCGGAACCGGTGATACCGGTGATCCGCTTGAACCGGCGGGCGGTGCCCTGCCCCTTCTCACGCGGCAACTTGTTCCGCAGAGGCGTCGGACGTGGCGCCAGCATTTTGGCGGGGGCTTCCAAGTCGAACGGCACGAGGCCGGTACCGATCGGCGAACCGGTCGTCACACCGTCACCAACAGTGATGTCCTTCAGGATTTCACGTTGGGCGGCGATCTGAGCTTGGATCGACTCGGGGCTCAAACCGAACCCCTTCTGGATCAGGCCACGCTCAACAGCGGTATCAGCCGCCGCGAGGCTCTTGTGAAGCGCGTCGTTGAACGCGTCGGTACGGAGCGCCAGCTCACGCTTATCGGTCGTGCCGAACAGTTCGGCCGGAGTGGGGGTACTCATGGGGGGAAACCTTTCAGGTCAGAGGGATTTCTCGAGGTCCAACGCGAGGGCAAAGTAGCCTTCGGCGAGACGGGGATCGGTGGTCGACATGGCCTTCGTCCGATATTCCGCGGCTTTGGTCATGTCAGGGTTGACGGCCGGTTTCTTCTCACCGACAGCCATGCGAGCCGGGGCGTGAGCCGA